CCATGCGCCACATCGGAGGACTTCAGGGCGAGGATCTCGTCGTCGTTCGCTCCTTGGTTGATCGTCAGACCCTGCGTCATGTTGCCGTTGGCGGTGTCGTTCATGAAATACGTACCAGCAGCATTAATCCGATGCGCGGCATCGTTGACATGGATATTGCCATTGGAATCGATCACCATTCGCTTCGTATACGCTTCATCTGCTCTATTCGTCCAGAATTCAAGCGTCGAGTTTCGGTATTCGCTCTCCGTTACCGATCTGATTGCGGCGCGACTTGTAAGCGTTCCACCATCCGTCGCGTAACCGAGAAAATCGATATTGCCGACTGTCTGCGAGGAACTGCCCGAGGCCTGTTGGCCAACTAATTCCAAACTGCCTGCATCACCCTGCGCCCCAAAACTTGCGACTCGTAGCGTTGTAACAGTTGAGCCATCAGACGGGCCAAAGTTAGTACTGCCAATACCGACACTGCCATTGCCTACTACGCCCGGCAAAAGAATGACATTAGTACCATCGTAGTAGAGGTCTGCATCGCCACCCGTGCCAAGGGTGACTTTTACATCATCTACAAACGTCATATCGCCGCTGATCGTGGATGTACTCGAAAGGGTCATCGAGCCTGTCACCGCAAGCGTCGAGCCGTCGAAGGTCAGGTTCGCCGACCCGCCAAATGCCCCGCTGTTGTTATACTGAACCTGCGTATTGCTGCCGCCGGGAGAAGTTGACCCTGCGGTTACTGCCGCCGCTACGAAAGCGGTGGTGGCAAGTCGCGTAGTATCATTGCCGGGACTCTGCGTATTGGTCACGGTGTCATTTTTCAGCGTAGAGGCTGCGCCACTCGTGATCGTCGCAGTATTGACCAGCGTATTTAACGCTTCATATAAATGATCCGAATTGACTCGACTGACGTTGAGATAGTCAACCGCCGTTGGATCGCCCTCCGACCATCGTGTCGGGGGTCCGCTGTATGTATAAGTATTAGCCATTTTTAGTATACCCCTCGGTTCGGTCCCACGTTGCTGAAATTACTGAACTCATCGTCTTCAATCATCAACCCGTTGAACGGCGTGGCCCATCCCGCTTGTACTCGTTGCGTCTCCGTGGCCGTGGCGAACGTCACCCCGCTATAATCCGTAGAACTCACGGATCGTCCTTCGGGCGCATAGGCTGGCGGCGTCTCCTGCGCTTGTATGCGGATCTGAACATTGTCGGTGTCATATTGAGTCCCTACCACCTCCCAACGGACTCTATTCAGGTGGAATACGGGCGTGTCATCGTCATGCGCGGCGGCTTGCGTCCCGCACTGCGCTCTGGTGACGGTAATGGTGTTCGCTGATCCCGAGAGGACTATAGTCTCCACCCGCATCACTTCATAGTTGACACGGATAAAATCCTTTTCGCCCGAAGAAATCTGCCTAAACAGCGTGGCCTCGCGGTCTTGAACGGTGACGGAGGTGGCGCTGTCATTCAATGCCGCGCCAAGAGTCGCATATTGCACGGGTCGGCGGGTCACGGGCAACCACGGATGGTCGAACCAGATCGTATCGCCAAGCTCTACATCCACCGCATTGAGCCACGTGCCGAACTCTACCTGTAGCCGCCGCTGAGAGCGGAGCGTCACAAGGTGATCTACGAAGGCCGTGGCCGTGGCGTCATCGGCTATAAGATCGCTGGTATAGCCGCCAATATCGGTATAATCTTTAAGCTCCTGACCGAGGGGGTTGACTGTTTTATAGCGGAGTTGTGAACGGATCATCTCGCCCGTTAAATTCGGGCCGATATAGTAGGTGGTGGCAACAGCATGGACATTGATCCCTGTGGAGGAGGTGACGGTCAAGGTCGTGACACCGCTTGGTGCTATGGCACTGACGGTATATGCCTTGTCTCCTTCAATATATAAGGTATCATTTACCACCGCGCCGTTGGTTGAAAAATTGGCCGCAGTGTCCGTAAATAACCCCGCCGCCGTCAATGTTCCGGTGCCTGTGGTGCGGTAGCGCCCACTGGCTACCGCCAACTTGGTGTATTCGCCCGTGGCTCGGTCTAACTTATAGCGCAAGGCCACTTCATTAATCAAATCCCGAATAGGCGTCCGCGCAAAATCGACATCATATTCCCACTCTTCGGGGATGGCATCGGGGTTGCGTAGGGCAATATTGTGTTCGCTCCAGAACGATTGCGTGGGGGTGCGGTCCTTGTCTTGGCTCACGACCTTCCATGTACCCTGAAAGTCTTTGAATAAGTGCAACCCCGCCTGAAACGCAAACTCGTTGAGAAACTCAATATTAACGGGCTGACCCAACACGAAATCAAAATACCAATCCGCGACATTGCCCCCTGCGATGGTGCGGTTGGCCCGTGCGGTAGTGAAGGATGAGACATTGATGTCGGCAATCGGCAAATTGAGCAAGTTCTTGGCTCTGAACACCGCTTGCAGGATGTCAACGGGATTGCGAAGCGCCGTGCCGCTACTGGAGATCACGGCACTGTCTCCGTTGTAGTTGGTGGTCAAATCCTCAAACCCCACCGTCGCTTGGAAGAGGGGCAACGACTGCGCTTCGGCGGTCTGCTGGTCGTCATAGCTGACTTCAAGGTATATTTCGGTGATGGTAGCCGCGCCCGTCCCGTCTATTTCTACCGAAACCCGCTCAAAATCCCAATCGGTGTCCCAATTGCTGGCCGCGAGGGTCACCGTCTGATCGCCTGAGACGCCCGTAGCCGAGGCCAAGGATACCGCCCCCAGCAATACATCATAATTAAAGGAACCACTGCCAGACAGGATCTTAGCCACCACAGCGGTGACGGTGCCTACCTTGGGACACCCCCCGATATAAACATCAAGGTCAGAGTTGAGGGCTATCGTCGCAGAGGTTGCATCGCCGCCGCTGTATTTTCCATCCGCTGTCAGGTACCAATCGCTCACGTCATTCGTCGTTTTGGGCATGACAGGCGAAAGCACCATCTTGCGCGTGGCGTCATTGACCGTGAAATACGTTCCGGTCTGCGTAGTGTCAAGGAGCGTGGCGAACCGCCGCGCATTGGAATAATACTGATAAGCGGTTGAGTAGCTATCGTTGATGGTGCCGCTGGTGTACTTGCGGAGGAAGATGTCGATGTTTTGGGTAGGCGCAAGAAAGGGTGGAAGCCCCGCCCCCGCGAATGGGGCGGTGTTCAGGTTGCCAAAGGCCACCGGGAGGATCTTGCCCAGCGAGTCGATGGGCGCATACGGATATTCAATCAGATTGACATCGCGAGTAGGAAACTCCTTGAAATCTTTATCACTGCCGTCAATGACATCGAAGGTGAAGTCCCGCATCGAAAAGGGGTAGTTCTCTATGACACCCCGCGCAATTTCGATCTTGTCAGCCGCCGCCTCCGAACCGCTTATGAAAATCAGATACACCCGAACCGCGTCATTCTCCAAAAAATACGTATCAGAAAGCGTGACGGACTCCTGCGCTTCATTGGCGAGGACATAGCTGAAGCCCGACACCTCGGCCAAGCCCCCGCCGATACGGGCTTGATGCCATCCGAGACTAAGACCGCCGTCCCGCAATTTATCATCGTAGGTCGTGGAGGTAGACGGGATGGTATATTCCCGCGTCCCGTAGCGGAGCGTGGTCGTGGCCGCGCCGGGAACATCCGCGTCTACTTCTATCAAGTAAAGTAGCTGATAGGATGAAGCGTCTTTATACGTGGCCGCATTGGTGGCGCTGAGATCCTTGGGCATTACGCGCTCATGTCTTTGGCGAGAGCTATAGTCCCCGACCAGTTATTGCCCACTGAAGACCGGAAAGCCTCAAGGCCCCCCGTATAGTGCATATTGGTGTGGTTGGTGCCGAAGGGATCGGTGTATCGGAAACTATTTTTACTGTATTCGGCGTTGGTTTTAATGAAGTCCCGCAGTAACACATAGTCCGCATTAGACAGGCGATCAAAGGTCAGGGTTGGGTTCTGGAACACGGTGGCCGTACCGGGGCCAAGGTCGGCTATCTTAATGCCGCCGCCCATTGTGCGGCCATAAACCATCGGGTAGCTCTCGCCGCGCATCTCAGGGTATTGAGGGCCGTTGATGGTGATATTGGTGGCAAGGTGTGAAGTCAGTGCAAGCGTTATCTCTTTAGCCATTTTTTAATGTCCCGCCTCAATGCCGTGAGGTTCCCATTGGTTAGCCTTGCCCCTGCCACGACATCCTTGACTTCTGAGTATTAGTCCCCGATGAAGTGTTGGCTCCATTATTCCGCGAGAAGTTAGTGGCGCGGTCAGTGAAGGCCCGATTGACGGTTGAGACTACGTATGATTCCAAGCCGCTCATATCGACGATGTCCGCAATATTCAACTGGATGCGATTGCCAATTCTGAATATTTGCGACATATCCAGATCAATTTTTTCAAAGGCATACGTCTGCATCGGGTCAAAATTCAGGATGGATGACCATGAGGTCACGCCAAGATCGGCGGCAGTGGCGGGACGAAAACTAATCACATCAGACCAAGACCGCCCATGCTTGCCCAGCCCATCGGGCAATTGGACAATGCTCGACCACCCCGCTGGATCACCACCATTCAGTTTATCCATGTTTAAGTACTGCTGAAACTGGACACGGCTCGTCCCTTCTGGATAAAAATGAACGGCATCGGACCAAGGCCGAGAGTGTTTCCCAAGCCCCATCGTAACCGAACCCGCCGAGGCTCCCTGCACTACCCGCTCCAAGCGCACAATCTGTGACCAGCGGCTGATGCCGTAGTCGCTGACAGGCGAGGCTTCAAACTCCACCGCCTCTGACCAATCGCGCTTGTGCTTACCAAGGCCCATCGTGACTTTCCCCGCCGAGGCTCCCTGCACTACCCGCTCCAAGCGCACAATCTGTGACCACCGCGAAACAGCCTCACCGCCCACCGTGAAGTCACTGACCGGAGAAGGAGATAGCTCAAGAATCTGCGACCAGTGACGCTGTATTTTGGCCCCGTCCGAACTCAAACCACCCCGAAGATTGATGACATTTGCCCAACGCTCAGGATCGATCCGCTTATGAGCCTTGCCGAGCAGAGGGATGACATCATCCCAATTTCTATTTATTGTCTCATCATTAAAGGCCGGTAGATTGATAACATTTGCCCAACGCTCAGGATTGATGCGCTTGTGAGCCATACCGAGCAGAGGGATGACATCATCCCAATTTCTATTTATTGTCTCATCATTAAAGGCCGGGAGGTTTATTACCTTTGCCCAACGCTCAGGATTGATCCGCTTGTGGGCCTTGTTCAGGAGGGGGATGACATCATCCCAGTTGCGATTGATCTTGTTATTATCAAAAGCCGGGAGGTTGATTACCTTTGCCCAACGCTCGGGGTTGATGCGCTTGTGGGCCTTGTTCAGCAAGGGGACGATGTCGTTCCAGTTGCGTTCAATAGGCACCGCCTTGGACACATCCACCGCATCGGCCCATTTATCAAGGTGGATCTCCTGAATACGAATTTCAGGCACCAACGCCCCGGCAGCGGCGGCGGGGGTTGTCGTAGTTGCGCCACTCCCGCCACTCCCGCCACTCCCGCCACTTGCCCCAACGGTCACCGTAGCCCCCCCTCCGCTCGTTCTAAGGGCGCGAACCTCTGCTGACTCCCTTGACCGCAAGCTGTCAATGGAAGCACTTAGAGCGCGGAACACGCGACTCTGCTCATAGGGGTCGGCTCCCGCCAGAGCCATCCCTTCCTGTGCCGTTTTGCGAAGGGCCATCTCTTCCACATCAAAGCTCATGCGGATACCGCGCTCCCGCGCCATTTCATTTGCGGCCTTCGCCGCCGCCTCACCCGTCTTATCAATAGACTCTTGGAAACGAAACATCTCCGAAGCCGCATCAACCAAGGTGGCATCATCGCCAAAGAAATCACGCAATAGTAAGGTATACTCGGCTACACTCATCTTGCCGCTTGCGGCGGTTGGACTCTCCATTTCTTTGATAAATGTTGTAATATCGCCCATGATGCCCTGCCCCCCGCCCAAAGATCCCGTGGATAGTGCCATAAAGAAATTTTGGAGACTACCCACACCACCCAAACCCCTCCCTTCTTCGACTTCTATGTAGGCGTCCAGAGCCTGTCGTATCGGTGACAAAATCCGTTCTATCTGCTTACCGTATTCTTCCTTGCCGAGAAATTGCTCTGCAAACGTCCTTGAGGCTTGATTGGCTTCATCCATTTGCCTACTTAAACGGTCCACGGTTGCGCGAAACTCATTTAGTGACTCATTGCCATCATCCAGCGCGTTAGTTACCAAGCTAAAGGTGCTGGTGAATACACCTATAGGGTCATTTGTCGCGATAGCTTGCCCTAACGAGATGGCATTTTGTGCCATCTTCGTGCCTTTACCCCCTCCAAAAACCTGACCGAGTGCCTGTGAAATCTGACCAGCTATTGCAAGAGCCTCCGCTAACTCCTCTGCGGACCGTGTCAACTCCTTTGTAGCGTCATCGGCGTCACTTGTAGCATCCTTCAACTTTTCAGCGTCATCTATCTTGGTTTGAAGCATTTGCCGTTCTATTGCGTGTAACTCCTCCAACTTAGCCAACTTGGCCGCATCCGTTGTCACCGACTCCAACTTCACCCGCTCCAGACGTTGGGCATTTTCCAACTGCTGCATCTCGGTGATCGCCAGTAACGCCCACTCTCTATTGAGAAGATCCGCGCCAAGAGCTACCTCGTTGAGTGCCGCCGCTTCCTGTTCTGCTTGTTCCATACGCGCCTGACTCCCCTCATCCTTGATCCGCGCCAGACGTTTCTCTTCCTCCAATTCAGTGGTGAGTTGATCCCGCTTGATTTTTTGGAGTTGCTTCATGCCCTCAATCTCATGCGCTGGCTTATCGCGAGCTTTATGAAGCGCCAACTCCTGTTGAGCCGCCAGAATCGCTTGCTTTCCGGTGGCGTTCAGCACCGCTTTCTGGAGTCTCAACGACTCATTGTACGCGAGAACCTGCTTGGTTGGCCCTTTAGGTTCCTCCGCAACGGGTGGCTCCGGTATAGGCCCCGTGGGAGCCTCTGCCCCCATCCGCATGAAGTCACTCGGGCCACCACTATATCGACCAATGCCGATAGTCTCCACCCCCCTCCGCTTACCGCCCTCTGAGGTGAACGGGGCATATTGCATCATATATGAAGCACCACGCCCAGACTGCATTTCATCGGCCTGTCGGAACCCCGCAATGGCGGTTTCTCTGCCTATCAATCCTGATCGTTCTGCGCCATGAACACCAAGGCGATAGGTTGAAGCAGTAATGTCTGACCCTGCATACAAAGTTTGTTGCGCTATCGTTCCAACCGATTGAATGAGGCCCTTTACGCCAAACCAGTTATCAACTTCCTCGGCCATAAAATCCTTACCCGCTTCGACGACGAAAGTAGAGAACTCCTCCATCATCTTCCCTTCGCCCATTGCCGTAGCCAAGGCACCAATCTTGTCAGCTATTTTTGCAAATATCCCATACTGCTGTTCCAACTGGTCAATGAAATGACCGAAGGAGTTGCTCAGGGTGGTGAGTGATTGGTCTATCGTGGGCATGGTCTGTTCAAATTCTTGCTGGATCTTTGCCCGTTCCTTGTTCAAGGAACTTATTACCGCTTGCGCGGTGATCGCCCCCGCCTCACCCAACTTTTTCAATTCGCCCGTAGTTTTCCCCATGCCTTCAGCGATAGCCATCGCCAAGCGGGGTGTCTGCTCTATAACGCTGTTCAGTTCCTCGCCACGCAATACCCCCGCCGCCATACCCTGACCCAACTGCACAAGGGCCGCACTTGCCGCCTGAGAGCTTACGCCTGACAGAGCCACAGTCTGGTTGATCGTCAGGAGGACATCTTGAAGCTCTTGTTGCGACAACTTTAATTCCTTATTCGCCATAGCGAAGCGTTGGTACACTTCAGCCGTAGTCCCTACCTCCTGTCGTGTTTTTTGTGAAATAGTGAAAAGAGCTTCGACTACTTCATTGGTTTCTTTTTGATCCGCAGTGAAAAGTTTGACGCGGTTGCGAAGGTTTGTCCACGCATCACCATATTCCTTCAATGCCCCCACCGACATATAAGCGGCCAGCCCTATCAAGGCCGTCTTTACGCCTCCCGCCATCTTCCCCATGCCCCCCATCGCCGCGCCCGTGGTCTTAGCGGCCACGGCAGTCTGCTTCAACTCCCGCTGCACACGGTCCAACTCACGGCGAAGCTGCTTGTTCTCCTTCTCCGCTTTCTCCACCGAGTTCTCGAACCGCTTCATGTCCCGCGTAGCTTGGGTGGCCCCTTGGCGTAGATTATCCCCCTCAAAACGCGCTTCAATAGTCACTTTGTCCGTAATGGCTACCATCTATAGCTGTCCTTGTGCGATACGGGTGAGGTCCGCATCTGAGTAGGATTTTTCCGTTTCATAATCGCCGTCACCGTCTTTATCGTCGCGCCTTTCCTTGTACTGGCGATGCACCTCTGAGTTGACAAAAGCGATGGCTTCTACCTGTAACGGAGTCAACTCACTTTTGTCAGGCGCAAGACCGATCTCATATTTTGACAAATAATCCCGCGCAAGTAAATAGAGCGGATCGAGATCATACAATTCCTCAATCCGCTCATCATCCAATGTCTCCTCGTCCGCATCGGCAAGGATTATTCCTCGTCGGACGGACTCACGGAGTTTCCCCGGTCTTCATCCCCGAGTGTCTCCTTTTCTTCAAACTCCGAACTGATGCTGGATTTCCAGTTCGCCGGGAGCTTGGATTTCCAGCCGTCCACGTCTGGCGTGAGGGGCGAGAGGGTTCCATCCTCATTCTCGTATTCCACCCCCTCCACCGCCAAACAGGATTTATCAAAAAAAGCTATCCGAGCCTCTTGGGTGCGGTTCTCCATACGCCGCCCCACTTGTTTAAACCGATTCTTGAGCAGGGAGGTGATCGCCTTGGCGAAGTCCTCATCATCATATGAGGGGAAAACCGCCACGATCTTATCATCGGACTCTTGGATGTAGAGTGGAACACGTACTTTTCGCCCTAAAATGACTGCCATGTCACACTGCCTTTCTGTTTAGGGTTTAGTACTTTTTCAGCGCCTTTCGCGCCTTTTTGGAAACCTTAGCACTGCCACGTCCCGAGGGTTTCCGAAATGAAATAGTAGGGGTCTTGAGATTGAGCGTGGGTGCCCACAGGTAGGCATAGCTCTTGATTCCAGTCGGCATTTTATAACCTCGTAGTTTATTAAAGGGTTACCGTGAGGCGAAAGAAGATAAGAACCTCGTCCCGCCCTTGGGCTGTACTCTTTTCTTCTTTTTGGGTGCGGCCTTTTTTGGCTTCACCTTTTCTTTCTTATCCTTCTTTTTTTTCTGCTTAAGGTACCCGCTCCACGTTGCCATCAGAACCTCATTGGCTTGGCGATCCGTTTCTTGCTGACCGCCGGGTTATTCATCTTCCAGATCCCCGCACTGGCAACTGTCAAGGAGCCACTGCAATTCTTCCACGTTGCCTTGCCCCGCGTCTATGCGGGCCTGAACATTCCGCACGTTCACCTTTGCGGCTTGCGGCTCATCCTCTTCACCGCGTTTGAATACAACCATATACAGACCATCGCGGATCTTGCAGCCACTTATAAAGGTTGGAGGGAGCGAAACGGCAGTTACTCCGCTCCCCCCAAGGTCGCGACCAGAGCGTCCACTGCCACTGCCACTCTTGGCCTTAGCTTTGGCCTTTGCCTTTGCCATGATTAACCTGCGTATGCGGTTTGGGCATTAAATACGTCAATGATGACAGAGCCGAATGGATCGGGCGTTCCGGTATCTGTCTCGTCCCACAGCGGCAGAAACGTCAGCGTCTCGGTGATGCGCCCCCCGTCATCCGCGACATCAGCGGACTGTAAGACGCATTTGGGGACGGTGAAACACGCGCCGTAGTTATACCCCGCATCAATCGCCGCGCCTTTAAATCGCACCTGAAGGCCGTACGTGGTCTGATCGTTCAGACCGTCCCGGTAGGTGTCGTCTTGCCACAGCTTGGTGATGGTGATGGTCTGCGTCCGAGCCGTCTTTTCTGCGATATTGTAGATTTTGTCACCGCCCACTTGGTACAGGAAATCCCGGTCCACGTTGTTCTGATAAGCGTATTCAAAGCTGTTCAGTTGCGTGGTGATATTAGTGGGCGAAGCAAAATCAAAAGCGGTAACATCATTATTGGTGTCTTCAGTGGCCCCGTCATAAACGCCCGTGGCAATGCAAGCCCCGGCAACGGACCCACTTATCGGATCTTCGGAAATCTCAGCACGACCCGCATCGGTAGTCTCCGTCACCGTCCCGCACCCGTAGCACGTGCTGGTCAATGAGGCGAACTGGTTGGCTCCACGATTTACGGAGAAATTGAACCCGTCCACGAATACACCGGGGTATATTTTTTGAACGCTGGAAGCCCCTCCTAAAACGCCCTCGGCGGTAAAAGAGTAAAGCGTGTCATTATCCGCGCCCGATGTGGTGATCTGGTGCTTGCGGGCGTTGGTGGCCCCTCCGGGCGTTGTCGTGGTTACTTTGCTGATCCCGTATGCCGCTATCGTTGCCAGCGTGTGGGGCTTCACCCGTGCTGAAGCGATGGGCAACGCCACGGACTTATTCGTCAAAAACTGCTCCGTTGGTTCCTCGGTCCCGCCAATCGTGTCATTGTTATTCACCACTCCAACCTCGCGATTGGTGATGACCCCGGCATCCGCTTTTATCTGCGAATCCGTAGCGATAGCGGTGCCATAGGTAGTTTCCTTGGTTGCCGCTGATACGTATAACTTGCGTAGTCTGTTCAGATTGGTAGCCACGATATTGCTCCTTGTCTGCCGTTAGTAAGTTAGGCCGAAGCCGATGGAAAAGCTGATTTCTGCGAACCCCCGAAATCGGTGTGCAAGCTCCCCAACCGTGAGGTCGAGGTCTGCCACGTTGCACGTGAGGGTGCCTTTTTCGGCCCCGCCGATCACTTCAGGCATACGCGCCATTTGCCTTGTGGGTAGATACTGCTGTGTCAGGCACCGCTCTACCCGTGCAGTGTGTTCCAGTAGGTCACTTTTCAAGGTGGGGAGGTCGTAGGCTTCACGAACCACCACCACCGAGCCAAGCAACCCCACTTGCGTCACCCCGCTGATCTGCTCCACGGACTGCGAAGAAAAAGACACCTCCGTCGATATGGCCGGGAGTTGGTAATCCATGTACGTGCCGAAATCCTCCCGATGCTCTTGCTCCCATAAATTAACCTCGTATGCACCTCCTGAACCCAAGGCTGTGTCCTCCTGTAGGGCCTTGATGACGAACTCCGCGCCTATGTTATACAGGTCATCATTGGCGTAGCTTGTGGTGGGCGAGGCCACCGTTGCGGTGTCCGTTGGCTCGGTGACCAAGACCCGTATATCGGCTATCAACTCAGCCACGCCGCGAAAGGTGTTGGTGTTCTCTATCTCCGTGCTGTCCATAATCACATTCGTGATGTCTATCTCCACCGATCCCGTGGAGCCGTCTATCTCTGACGGCAGATCGTCCAACTGCTTGGCTAACTCATACTGCTGACTCAAGACCCTTGATATTCGCGCCGTGATAGCCTTCAGGCTCTGCTTGGTAGATCGTATCTCATAGCCCTCATTAACCACCACAATCGACGCTGTGAAGTTGCGCGTCTGCACCAGCGCCACGGCTTCACGTGTCGCGCTCCCAAACCGAGCTTCCACCGAGGCGGCGGGTAAGCCAACTTCTTGGTATTCTTCCGCGTTCTCCAAATGCTTCTGGCGTATCGTGTTCAGTTCCAACGTGCCGCCCGACCCGAGCTTGCTGTCGGCGGTCAGGACATCCACAATATTGCCTTCTATTATACTATAGTCGCTCAAGGCGCGTTTCCCGGCACCTTGCCCGTCATTAGATAATCGCTGGCTAATTTATTTAGGTAGCTCAGATCCTTTTTCGTGAAAAAGAGGAAGGGGCGCATCTTCTGTTGAGCGGCGGCATAGTTGATATTGGTGCCAATCTTTATCTTTGAGCGGGTGATGTCCACCACGCCGAGGGTCGCATTGTTGCGAAGCGTCGACGTGTCTTGCATAATAGAATCGCCCTTGGAAACCCGCGATGTCCCCGATGCCCGTAGACGCCCTAAGACCTTCCCCTTGCCCCTGACCTTGGCTACGCCGCCCCACGCGGGTATAACCGTCCCGTCTTTCCGCGTATACTGAGGGGCGAAATACTTCCATTTCACGCCGCGCCATGTCCCGCCGAGGCGATTCTTCTCAAAGGTGTTATCGGTCATCACCCCCATATAGCGATGGAAGACCCTTAACACCTTCTGCATCCCATCGCCGCGTTCCTGTATCTCCTCAAAACGCCGCTTGAGATCGCCCGACATCCGCATTACCACCTCAGTCATACGCGCACCACCGCACCGGAAGTGACCTGAAAGTTCCACGTGCTTTCGGGTTTGGCTATGGCCGTCCGCGAAGCCTCGGCCATCTGCAACAGCGTCCGCGCTTGGGTCATAGCCGCCGCCGCCGCCAAGTCTTCAGGATTATTGCGAAGGATGATATACGCCAGATGAAGGCAATAATAAATTGAAGCCTGACGTATTATGTAGGGGGTGCCGAAATTGACCGGAGCTTGATCCAAGAACATCTGTTGCGCGGCGGGTTCATACGTCACCGTGTTCGCGCCTGAATCAAACGCCGTCACCCTGTACTCTTGGGAATCATCCACCAGACCCGTGAAATTCTTGTCTCGATCACTCCACTGATAATCGCCCACCACCCGAAAGCGGTCACTGACGGCGGGGTTGTTGGTGCCACTGCCTATCACCACCGTGGAATCGCCCGAAGCGTGATCTGCTTGGTTGACAACCCATGAATAGGCCGTAGATACCGGAGCGAAAGGGCTGGTGCCGGGATATACGGAATCTACCCAGTTCTTGGCTACGATACGGAGCTTGGTGGTGCGTTGCGCCTCTGAAGCCAATTGACTACTCGTCAAAGACGGGAGTAAGTCCGTTATATCGGCATCGGCATTATAATAATGGGCCATTATTGGGCTTTCTTAGGCCGACCCCTCTTCTTAGGGACGGGGGGGGCCTCGGACGGGGCCGCGCCTTCTTTAAACTCCGTCATTGTTTTAGGATCGAAATCCCCGGCATTGATAACGATATAATCGCCCTTGCCGTCCTCAATCTTGACAACATTAACAGCCATATAAGTCTCGTCTTTGTATTGGAAAAGGAGGAGCTTGGGGAGCCAAAAGACCCCCCAAGCCCATCTAATTACCCGAGGATCAAAGCCGCCAACTCAGGCCGCACCAATGCGCCACCATACAGGATGTCGTAACTGACGCGGGTCTGCTTGAACTCGCGGTTGACTTCAACGCGCAAGGACAGGCCCGAAACTGGATCGACATTAGCCATGACGTTATCGCCACCCACCAACATCCCGTCTTCCAACGGACGCGAGGCAAAGGCGAAAGCATCCCGGTGAAACAGCAAGTTGCGGGTGAACGCCGCCGCTGAAGCCGTGAAGGTCAAAGCCGCATTGTTAGCCACCGCCGCCCCAAGAGCCGGGGTGATCGTCAGGCGATAGTCACCGCCAGAGGCTACCGCCGTCACGATATGGGCTGGCGTATCCCCAGCCACGGTGAAGATGTCACCGACTACCGGGGTGTTTGAACCCGTATCCACGTCAATGTAGGTCAGCCCAGCGGCGAAGCCGCCGCCGCCATTAGCCAGCCAACCCGTGGGCGTTCCGTTGGAATTAATGTGGGTCTGGACGTTCTGATCCACAACCCAAGTCGCACCCAACTTTTCGCCAATATTACCACGGACGATGCCCTCGGTGTCACCTCGCCATGCGGTGCTTTGCATGGCTTCCAGCCCGATAGCGTTGGCTTCCGCATCCGCATTGATGACACAATAGCGGTCATCCAGTGGGGCCGCCGAGTTGTTCAGTTCCTTACGGGCATCAATAAATGCCGAAAGATTACTGGCAAACGGGGTGGTTCCAGCTACACCGCCATTCTGACTGATGCCGTTGGTGGACGAAGACGCCAGATCCATGATAAAGATGTCAACTTTATTAGCCAACGCCTTGATCGCTTCACTGGCTTGCATCGGCATGAGGTTGTTGACCTCGACGTTCTTCAGTTCCTCATCCGTGAGGTTAAATGCCGCCTCGTACCACTGATCGAGTGCGATAGTGGCCTTGGTAGGACTGAGGTCAGTAACCGCCTGAGAAGTTGTACCGGGGGTCACCGCATTGGCGGTGATGGCAGACGGGATCGGCACGTCAATAGTTGACCCCGATTGTGCCGCAAGGGCATCATACGCCCGATTAACGAGGCGCGGCATGATGGACTGCTGGCGCAGAGCCATCAATCCCTGTGCGAGTAGTTGGGGGATTACATTAGTGAGAGAATTAGCCACGGGTAGGCTCCCTTCGTTTGTTGAAAGTTAAAGGTCATCAACAAGCGAGCAAGGCCCACCGGACCATTCGGCAAGGGATCACCGACCCCGTGCTTATGCTACTGCTGTGTTTTTGCTTCTTCTGCTACTATGAGGCTTTCAATTTTGTCTTGCCTGAAGCGATGTCTTCAAGGCTGTCTTGAAACCCTTTCTTGTCCTCTCGGCGCAACATATCCCCCGCACCACTGGGGGCCGTCGTGGCCGATCCGGTAGCACCGCCACCGGATGAAGACGCAAATGCCCAGCTAAAGGAAAGCGTCTGCTCCTCCACCCATTCAGGAACTTCTTTAGGTGAGCCGGGATTCGCATCCGAATAAATGGGAGTACCACCCCCATCCAACTGCACTGCCTTGCCATCCAATGTCGTCCACCCCTGTTCTTTGGCCTTGGCAATTAAAAACTCCTCGGCACCGGGACGGGCGTGGGCGGCATTGGCTGCTTTCAGGATTTCCTCGTCTAATGCTTTGCGGGAAAGCATTGCATCGCGATCCTTGATGCCGCTTTCCAACGCCTTAATCTGCTTCTTCAGCGGCTCAGAAACTTTGGAAAGCTCGGTAGCTATAAGCTCCTCGACTTGCCCTGCCTCAATGAGATTCTTGCGCGTCAGATCAGACTCGGACTTTTCCCATTGCTGATACTTGTCAAGGTCAACACCGTCGAACTTGGACAACGCCTCAGCCGCTTTCTTACTGTCTTCAGTCAACTTGATATTGGATTCGCGGAACTCATCCAAGGCCACCTTCTCGACATAGCCGGGAAGCGCCCCGTCCACCGTCAAGGCGAATGTGCCGTCACCCTGACGGTCATACAGACCATGCACCGCTTCATCCACTTCTTCAAGGGACCGAACCACTGCCTTTAAAGGATTCTCTGCCACAAACAAACCTCCTCAACTATTAGTTTGCACTATTCTTGCCGCCGAGGCAAGTCCTAAGTTTAATTCTTGACTATCTTTCTCGGCACCGCCTCTGACGATGAGGGTGCATCCAAGGCCATAGTGAGTATCGCAATATTGAGGCTTTTGAATTTTGTTGCCGCCCACTTTATCGCCACGTTTTCGGGCGCTGGCACCTCTGGCCCCATAAAATCATGCACGGGGAGATCCGAGTTTAATGTCTTGGTCAAGACATCCTTCATAGGCCCATCGGAACAAAACCAACTGTCCCCCCTTACTTCCAGCCTATACTTATCGTCATCAAACAGTATGCGTAAATGAGCCATCAATAATACCTCAAATCACCCCGTAATATGCCCACTATGAACTTGAAATACTCAGGATCATATCGGGCGAAAAGCACCGCATCCTCGTACATCAACTCCATACCCATTGACACAATCTCGGTTGATTGGGCATATTCTTTGCCCTCATAATAGGCATTTACATCGGCCCTCTCATTTAGATCAAGCCTCTGATCCTCTGTGAGTGAACTCTCGCGGCGGCCACCATATTTCTTTTTTTTCCAAAAGCGATACCACACCTCCCGAAACTTGTCCTTCCGTCCCGTCTCATACGGTTTGAAATTCCAAGTAGGGAACACCTTTTTCAATCCCACCGCCGTTTCGCCCCTGACCCTGTAGGCCAAAAACTTTTGGGCGGCTTTTTGTACGCCAGCAACATTCCATTCGACCAGATGGCCCAACTCATGCACCACCGTCTTGATTGCACTGTCTGCATCCACCAAAACAACCCCACGCTTCCTCCCCCCATCGATCAGTTGATCAGCGTCACTATAATCCCATTGAAAAGCACGGGCCTTACGATTATTGGGAAGTTTGGATACTGTCAGGTCATAGTCAATGGTTTTTAGGCGCTCATATTTGACTATCTCCACGCTGTCCCCAAGAGCTGTCGGCCCCAAGTCTTCACGCAACACCACCAATTTCTGCTCTAATTCGTCTATGTAGGCATTTTCAAGATCATAGTGGGACTTATTAATAAAGCCATCATCGAGGTTCTTGTCCAAAGCCTTACGTGCGGCGGCATAATCCCTTGTTTTCTTTCGACTTACCACCACGTCCCTGTCGAGATCGCTCTTGCCGAGGTGCATGAGGCGGTCCACGAAGTCCCTGCCCTTGTCAAGCCTTCCTTGATTTACCACGGCTGAACCCGCATACTTTAAGTTTTCAATGGCCTCTGCTGACACACTCCCAAAGCCCTCCCATATTTCTCGCCATTTGTCCCTTAGAGGCAAGCCCTTGACCAGAATCTCATCGCTGTTCCCGACCAGCTTGGCAACGTACTCCTTCTGCCAATCCTCGCTCATGTCCATCTGCCTGAAAACTTTAGTTTTCCTCGTATCCACCTCACCGAACTGCATGTAAAACTGTTCTTTTGTTATTGTTCCCCGGTCCTTTTGATCAAATAAAATATTCCCTTCTTTTGCCAATCTATCATATTCTTTTGACAACTTCCGGTATTCGCGTTTCCTCCGCGCCCCCTCCGCGATAAGATCCCGCACCATACTGTCACCCTCGGTATAGTATTTAAGCCGATCCTCTATACTGTCAAAGTCCTGTGGTCCCTTGATCTTGGGGTTGTCAGGCTGCGGCGGCTTGGTGGCATTTTGGACGGGTTCGGGGTTGCCGTCATCTTCAAACCACTCTTTCATCCCGCCAATCAGCACCGAGCGGCATAGGTGAAAAGGCCGCAACCGGGGTGGTCTGCCGAATCGGGTGCGGCTCCACTCCAGCAAGGTCATCGGCTCTTGCCGGGACGCTTGTAAACAAATATCAGTGGTGCGGCTGTCCCGTGGATTGGAATTGCGATAAACCGCCTCATCACCAAGGGCTTGCTTGGTCACGTCTTCATGGGTAGCGTTGAGGATCTTGGCTGACTCTACCCGTGCAATGGCATCAGCACGGGTTCGGGCTGACCGCATGATGGTTCGCCCGTCCTTGGTATAGACCGGGATGGCCTTCAAGCGGCCAGAGGCGAACAGACGGTTGGCGAGGGTATCTCCCCGTCCCTGTATCGGGATACCCTCGGCCACGGAATCCAGCATCTCCCGGCGAAAAAACTCATTAATATCATCCCCGATGGTCCCTATAATCGAATAAGCATCATAGCGGCCCACCTTGAGGATAGCCCGTTCGGTAGACGATATGTGCTTAAAAACCGCATCAATCTTGGCTTGCGGGATGAAATCGGTGGTCAGGTTGACCCGCGCCAACTCCCGCCCCGCCTCTCCCATAGCCTTGACCATCTTATCGCCCCACACCATCCCCGGCTTCTTCACCAGCTTATCCACGCTATCCTTCACATAGGATATTCGCTTTCGGGCGGCTTCTATGTTCTTGACGGAACCTATGATTTCCCCTTGGGCATTGGTGGAAAGACCCTTGAAAAACTTGCCCCGCTCCTTGTATAACTTGCGCTCGGCACGGTCAAATATCCCGGCCAACTCAGCCGACAAGCCGCCGATCTGGTTTATCTCAATCTCATGCCGCGCTCGGTGCATGGCGCGGACCATTTGGTTGATAGAAACAGACATAAAGTAGTTGTTAGGTAGAAAGCCCTAGTAGTTTAAAGGTAGAAAGGCCTAGTAGTTTAAAGGTGGAAAGGCCTAGTAGTTTAAAGGTGGAAAGGCCTAGTAGTTTAAAGGTGTAAAGGCCTAGTAGTTTAAAGGTGGAAAGGCCTAGTAGTTTAAAGGTGTAAAGGCCTAGTAGTTTAAAGGTGTAAAGGCCTAGTAGTTTAAAGGTGTAAAGGCCTACTCAGCTACAGGTGCCGCAACCAATGGCCCCGACAACTGATCTACGTCCTCCTCAAAGTCATTTTCTATCTGCTCCCGCTCCTCGACCCAATCCACCCCTGCACGGGTCAGTTCGCCCTCGGCCAGAAGCGCATACAGGGTGGCGTAGCTGATCTCGCCGCCTTGATGCAAGGCCATATAACTCTGTATCTGTTGCGGTGTTAGGGAAATATCCACGAAGTCCTTGTTGACTTCTATACTTACCACCTCCTCGGCGAGTCCCGCCCACCGCGCCAACGTGCGGACCACCTCATTCAAGCCCTCACCGAAGGCCGTGGCTATAGTCCGCAAGGCGGCTTGCGTGGCGGCATAACGCAACCGCAGCGCCTCGGCTGACTCCACCCCAGCCCTCTGAGCCTCAAGGAGTGTCGAACCCAAACGGGCCACGTCCTGTTTCTTGTCCTCCATAGCCTCGCGAAGCGCACTGACGCTTTCCTTCGATGCCTGTAGGATCTCACCCCGTGCGCCCTCCCGCTCTGATACTATGGCGCGATTAGGGCCGAGGTGTATCTCCTGTTCCCGATCTATCCCACTGAAGAAATAGACAGGCGAACCACAGAAGTGCAAGGCACGTTCATAATCGGCTGAATTGACGTACATCTGGTAATTCACATCGATCATATCCAGAAGCGGCGGCTTATTCACCTCTGGCCCCGCCTCATCTGGCCCGAAGAAAATGAAAGGTAGATAGGACAACACTTCGCCCCGTTGCCGGGGGACAATCTCATCCACCTTGATCCATTTCTTTTTCGAAACATTGTCCCCGTAGGTTTGGGAAACAGTACGCTCCCGCCATATCTCCTGTCGATAGAAGAACGCCCCGGCATCAGAAACATCCAGCAACAAGACCCGATACTGGTTTTTGAGGTCAAGCGTGAACGGGTCATCGTCCTCTTCCACCTCATAGTCTTCCCGCAACACCACCATCGTCAGCATCTCGGCCCCATTAATCCGCGCCGTGCGCCAATTAATGATGTCCTCGGCTATATACAGGGTTGCATAGGGACGTGGGTCGGCCCCTTCAGGCGGCATATCTACCAAGACGCCACAACGCCCGACCTTAAGTATTTCCAAGAGAACGTCTTGCGCGAACTTCTCAAAGCGGGTATCGGTCAGGGTGGTGTCCTCCATGATGTCCCGCATCATGTCAGGCACCTCCATGCGGATGGGCTTCCGAAGGACTGCCCCCGTCAGGCCATTCACGGTTTTCTCGGGTGCGCCGTACCATACCGCCGCGTTGAGGTAAGTCTGGTATTCCGTTTCGTCCATCCCGTGGTAACGGGGAAGATATTGGGTGGTGGCCCCCTTTACCGTATCCGAGCCTTGATAGGCTGTACGGGCTCGATTCCACTGCGGTAGAAACTTCTCATACTCTTGATTTGGATCGTTTACGGGCATTTTTTCCCATCCTTTTATTTCTGCCTTTTCACTGCCAAAACTGCCAAAAATCGGGCTTCCCCGTTATCGTTTATGATAACGGCTCATAGGGGGGGGGTGGACAACGGGATCATGGCAGTATCATGCGGCAGTATTTACGGGCTGACCGTCTGCGTAAGCTCACCGAAGGCCGTCAATCCCTGCTCGCTTTTGTTCAAGGCCCCGCAAAGTTCAACACAACAACGCTCACCCGTTGCCCAAGGCCGCGCCTAACTTTCTTCTCCAAGATAGGGAACTGCCAATCCCTCGGCTACCATAACCTGAGAGGTATTAATCCAGTGCTTTTCATCAACTTGAAACCACAGGTCTGCCAGCACCCTGCCCCTAAAAGGTTTCCCACAGCCGATTGATGTCACGAAAGCCTTGGGTCCGAACACATCATTCAAATGGCGCATCATCTCTTTGGATTTAAGGCCGCGCTCCCTCTCCTTCAAGTCTTTCACTTGGTGATGCGGTGCATCTACCCCGCGCACTCTTAACCGCATAGAAGTATGGATATTAAATCCGAGATCAAGCTCCACATCTACCGTGTCACCGTCCACGATATGATAGATTTTAGCCATATAAAAATAAGGCCCACCATCATTCTTATGCAAGTACCGATATGCCTCATCCACTTTGTACTTCTCAACCAAAGCCGCGTCCTCAAGGCTCATCGTCACATATTCGGTTTCCTTGGCGTCCTTCACCCGATAACCTTCTTTATCTCAATGGTGCGCGGCACCTCTATCATTAAATCAGTAAGGCCGTACACCAACGCATCCATGCGATCCGGTGACCACCCTGTCGTTCCCGGCTCAAAGCTGCACATCTGATCTTCCAGTGTAGCAAAAAGGCCGCAGTGCCTCACCCTTCCCTGCTCATATAGCGCCGATATTGGCTCTGCTCGGGAGTACTTCCCCTTCGCGCCCCGCACCGCCTTATAAGGAACGCGGCGATCAATGGTCCGTATGGTTTGCTCCACCATGTCCCCCCCTTGATTAACCTCCGCGATGATGCGGTCCCCATCCCACTCTTCCAGCGTCCTAATGGCCTTTTGCGCCCACTCTATCGGCTTATACTTGCCTGAGACATCAGCGAGGACATAACCAAGGCCGTCAAACCCCAAAGCCACCACGATAATGCCTGTCTCATCACTGTCCTCGCCCACAGACGCGGCGGGGTCAATGGCTACGACAACGCGCTTTAATTCCCCCGAATCGGGCGTCCGTGTAACTCTAATATCCTCAATGCCTTCCATAGTCCACAAGGCCCCCGGCGCATCCTCCAGTACCTCCGCGTAAATCTCCTGTCGGCCAAGGCGCGTTCCCTCATATCGCGAAAGGATGGCCTCACGGAACTGAGGGGCGAGGTTCTCCAGATTCTCCAGCGTGGAGCCACGGGTCACGTGCGTCCCGCCGTCCGCGATCATTCCTTTAATCAGCGGCGTGGGCCGGGGTGTTGTGGTAGCCACAACTCGCGGATCATCACCAAGACGCAACCCAAGCATGAGATTCGCCCACGTATCATCACCGTATCTCCACTTAGCGGGTTCATCGGCCCATGCGGTGTCATGTTGTGGACCGCGCAATTGATCCGGTGTTTCGCCTGAATAGGTGAACGCCATCGCCCCATTAGGCCACATCATACGCCGCTTGGATGGGATATATGTCGGCGTATCCCACGGCGGCGATATAGCAAGAATACCGCTCTCCCCTTCAATCATAACGTCCCGCACATCAGCCGCTGTTTCGCCTATGAGGGCTATTCGTTGCGCCCCGGCATTAACCCGTTGCCGCACCCATTCGGCACCGCATCGGGTCTTCCCCCACCCCCTCCCGGCCAATATAAGCCACGTGATCCAATCATCGTCAGGAGCCAACTGGTCAGGCCGCGCCCACTCTCCCCAATCATAATATAAGTCAGCAAATTCTCCTTGCGATAACTTACTGAGTACCGCCGTCCGTGCGCCTGTGTCCAGCCTTACGAGAGAGTCTACTAAGGACTTCATCACGGTAGTCTTTCGTGTGTATCGTCAGGCTCAGTTCGGGGGTGTCTTGTAATAGTTCCTTTTGGGTGCGCTTCAAGCTGGAAATACGCCCCAAGTATCTATCTTTTAAAGCTCTGAGATCAGGCATCGCGAACCGCTGTTGAGGGCCTGTGCCGCCCCCCTCGCCACCCTGCTGGCCGCTGTTGACCTCCACAAGTTCCAACCCCGCCCTCCCGTTCCCATCGCGCCTTTCGGCCATTAGGGCCTCTACACGGTGGAGTTCTATTTGCGCGGTCAGAATTTCCTGAGTCAGCGATAAAAGATTCTCAGGCTTGGCCCTCTCTTCAGCAAGAAGAAGTTCCTCGTCTGTGAAATGTCGCGAGTAGATGCCGTGCCGCATGAGGTTCTGCGACACCTTCTTGCGCCCCTTATCTGTCCTTGGCCCCGTGGATTTGCCCCCGTGCATCCGACACCGCTTTCCCACTTTCATCACGCGCTGTCTGCACGGTGAACCGTCCCGCTTGGTTTTGGCTCCGCAGTAGGTTGGCATAGAGTTATTTC